GCCGGCTTAGGGATTTAATCCCTTGCCCTGAGGCTTGATCGGGAACGGCAAGGACTTCACGCGGTTCTTTCCCGGCTATCCGCGCGAAGGGGAGTTAAGATGCTCAACGGCGATAAACATTCAGGCTGACAAGGAGCGTCTCACTGATTAATGTTGATCACTGGAGCTGAGGCTATGCCTCGACCACAAGGAGAATGTTGTCTATCTTACAAGGCCTGCTGCCGCGAACGGCACCAGTACAGGATCAGACAAGCCTATACTGGGGGGTGTTTTATCTCTTTATCCACTTCGGAAGAGGCGAGAAATGCCTCGGCGCGCGCGTTGACCGACCTGCCGTACTTCCTGTACTGTGTCGACAGTCTCAGCCACCACTTTCTCAACTTCGCACGCAATATTTCTACCACTGCGAAGGAGTGCGGGGATCTCGCGAACGCACGCAAAAATTTTCTGGAAGAGAAGCCCCAAACCGTTGTAATCGGGTGGATAACCCTGGGGCTGTAGGTCTGTGAAGGCGTGAGCAATATCAATTGCTTCGGGTTGCTTTAGTGGGCAACCGGCGGCGAAGGCGCCAACCAACGAACCTTCTGATGGGACAATTTCAATCGACCGAGCCGATTTGACAAAAGGCTTGCATGCATATGGGATGCCTTGGAGATTGATTACGCCACAGCCGAAATTCTCATCGACTGTGTCGAACCAACCAACCGTGGGATCAACCAAATCACTCAACACCGTTTCCTTAGTGAGCAACACTGTTTTGCGGTAACTAGCCGCGGATGTAACTTTGAAAACAGGTTCATACATGCATGTAGGCAAATAAACTCCGCCCCACTCTTTGGCCAAAACGCCTGTCATATCAGGATTTTGTTGGAAAATATCAGACTGTGTGACTGGCGGCAAGGAGATTGTGTTCACCATATTGTCTACCACCGCCTCCGCTGGATTAGTCGCAACGTTTGTTTCATACAAATGAAAATCACCGTTGAGAACATCTCCAACTTGATTTGGATTCAAAGTACCTAACACCAAACCTACTGAGCCATTGAACAACTGCAATTGCTGTCCAACCATACGATATGACAAGAAAGTATTGCCTTGGACGACAACAAACGTTCCTGACAAATTACGCATGGAGACCGTAGCTACCACACCCTGCGTCGGCAATGTCGCACTGTTACCCGAAAAATCGGGCGTGCGAGCGGGCGAGTCGTCTGCGAGTCTGGCTCCTCGGATAGTGATGTTGTGAGTGTTCGGGACACCAAGGACTGTGATTGCAGTGAAGCTACCAAAAAGTACTTGGGCACCGGACAACTCAGCAGCCAGGCGAACCTCCCGCTCAGAGCGGTTGGTGGGATAACGCATGGCTGCTATGGTTCCTTGATTCAACAAATCAGGCGTGTTGAACATCAAGTTAATCCCCTGGGACGTGAAGCGATAGGAATCCACTGTTCCTGATACGCCATTAGGCCCTGGAGGCAAGATGTCTGACAATGCTGATGTTTGGACAATAGTCATGTACTCAACAAAGCTTGGATCGTTCAACGAAAGCCACTGTGGATAAATGGCCGTCGTGCGATCATACAAATGGGCGAAGGTGGCCGCAAAACGATGCATTGTTTCGGGCCCAAATTCTCCATCCGTCTCACGTGCGATAACAATATACATTGATCGCAACAGTGGCAATTGCATTACAAGCATGGAGTACGTTAGGACTACGCCGTTAGCTCCCACTAATGTTTGTCCAGGCTGTTGCCATGGGAAGACAATAGTGTCCAATCCTCGGAACAAGGCTCCAGCAGATGTTTGCAGAGCGCCGTCGGGCACTCGAGCTGAATCCTGAGAGTGATTATGCTCTCCACAAGGATCGGTATAGAGTACGACAAAGCCGCAAGACTGTTCGGTGATGCCTGCTTCTTCCTCAGGCTTTCGACGTGCAATCGCAAGGCTTGCCATGCCTGATTGTAATCCAGCCGGCATTGGGGACACGGAGACCCTACGGCCTCGATTGCGACGTCGATTTCTCCGTTTTCGGGGTTGATCATTTGCTGCGACTTTCTTAGCCAACACTTTAACAACAGGGGTGTTGATCGTTCTAACTCTGGAACGGCCTTGACGTTTTGGATTAGTCATCTTAAAACCACGCATTCGGGTTTAACGCCCAACAAGTGGTAACTAATTTATCAAAGACTCAAACTCCTGTTCGTGCTCAAGTGTGGGTCCACGAAGGGGCGTGACGACTATTGAACGTTCAATGTCAATCTGCTCCTCGATGGTGATGTCCCACGCGGTAGCAAAACTTTGCCGCGTCTCCACACTGATCACTGGCGGGCCAACACGCCACCACCTGCGCAACATTTGATAGTACTCAGCCAACCAAGGTTTCATGGGTACCATTCTAGTTGTCGCCGCGCGCTCAATCATCTTGGTAGCCATCACCGAAGCAATTGGCACGCCAAAAGACGCCGCACGCTCGCATTGACCCAAAGTGTTGATGAAAGCGAGAATCCGGGGCTTGCCATAGCGTTGAGTGGTCCACGCTGTTCTACCCATGATTCGAAAAGGTTTACGGGCCATTGTTGGCCCGTAATCCGTTTCGATCCACCGAGATTGACAAAACTCCGCCTGCTCGATGCAATAGGCCACTTCAAACTTCATCCGAAAACCGAAGTCAAAGAAAACCACAAAATTATCTGGCTGGCGCAAACGTTCCAAAGAAGATGATTCAACAACGATCAGGGAGTCATCACCATTGACCATAATAGAACCTCTAACCTCCGACTTCTCCAAATAGAACTTCAACATCAGCCACATAATCAAAGAGTTTCCAAGACTCGTGTCCATGTCCCCACTCATACGAGTTCCATCAGTTTTGTACCGGAGACCCTTGCGAGTACTACCACGGTTAACCCATGTCTGGGACCAAAGCCTGATGATCGCTCGATGGAATCGCTTGGGAAACAACTTGAGATAGCAGCTCAGAATGAACTTGAGCCACAATTTGTCAACACAACTGTCAAACTTCGACGCATCCAACATTAAGAACACAGGGTTGGCGAAGCAGGATGCCTTCTTTTGCAGCTGGGCAGCAATAGTGAAGGGATCCGACTTGGCCACGATGATTGTATCAAACTCATCATGCAACTTGTAAAACCATGCTTCGATGGGTTTGGTAAACCGGCCCTGTTCCAGTGCAAAGACTGGATGACGATACTGGATCGCCCGGGGTGCCTTTTCTGGTGTTCCCATCTCCAAATCATCTTTTGGGAACATGCGGACACTTGCGTGCCAAGGCAACAACCCTGTTCGGTGGTATTCTTGTTGAGCTTCGAAGTACTTAGCGCGCCAAGGGCCTGAATATCCGTTTACTACCTTATGCCTTTTCCAGGGCACCAGGGAAACTGGATTATCCGCTCGCAAGCGATCAAAAATGCGAGACAAAGCCGCTTCATCCAACCATTCTACCACCGGCGTAGCCACTTGGTGTCTGTATTGGAGCGCGATCAGTTGATTACAAAGACAGTTGTTGTGTGTCCAGGCCACCTTGGGGCCTTCAATTTGATACGATGCATATGGGTAGGTCCAGCGATTGATGACACATGACTCGCGTGGACACTTGACCCATGAGCCCGGCCGTGGTTCTGGGCGCACACCCATGCGCCCTTCCATACACACAGCCGGAAGCCCTTTGCATCAGGATGGTGGAGGTTTGAACATCGTCAAGACGCGGTCGGGCAACAAACCCCACCAGCGCCTCTTCCTCACCGTACCGGTACGTCTGAACTCTGCCAATGCGGCCATCGGTTGATAGATGCCGCTCCGACTGACCATTTTCATTCCAAGCAACTCACCCTCAGTTGGAAGCATGGCAGCCAGCACAGTCCATTGGATCACTTCCAAGATGAAAATTGGATGTGTATCATCAATCCGGTATTTAGACATGAATGTTTTAGCCTCGCGGTACAGTTTCTGTTGTGTTCCTGCAACTGTTCCGCTGGCCATTCCAAAACCTTTCAAGTGGGCATACAATTCCATGTCCACATAGCAGAGAGCCTTGACGTCCATGAAACTGCTAAGTGCAAACCGCTTTCTTGGGCGATTTTCTTCGCAATCATAGGCGTAACTAGCATCATTAGAGGGTCCACCCATTGCTGGATGCACCACATTGATGTCGACTTCCTCAACCCACGTACCGCCATGACGATCGCGGAAGACTTTCCACTTGACTTCAGGATAAAACTCTGAAGGCACGCAGGGGGCAACAAGGTTGTGTCCCTTCTTCAACCGTTGTTCATACCTGCTGTGCCACATTGAGAGTGAGATGAATTCGACCTTATCTTTGGATGCCCAAGAGTCGAGCCACGAAACAAACCGCCTAACGCGATTTGTAGCTGGCCCCGGCTGAAGGGGGGCATCGAGTGGTATGTCGCATTCATCTTCCCGATTTCTCATGTACTCATCATAGTCCCCTGAATCCCCACACTCACTTGCTGGAGGTGTGTGGACTTTCCCGGTTGGTGGCGGGAATGGGAACATCGGTGGTGGAGGGAAATCCGTTTGACTTTCTGCTGTTTTGGCTGTCTCGGGAGGGGGGCCAACGTTATTAGTGCGTGACCCAGTCGCACTTGCCTCGTCAGGAGGTCTTTCAGGTGCCTCGGCCGCCTTTGGCGGGGCAGGAGCGGCACGGCTCCACTGCCTAGCTGGATCTGCTACTCTCTCCAGACACTCACGCTGCCATTTCTGTAGGGGTGTTTCTGGTGGCTCAACCACCAAGCCCACAGAAGAAACCGGTTGCCCTGGTTTATTCTGGGGGCTCGTTGGCGCCTTGCTCTCCGACATATCCGGTTGTGTTCTGGACATGGGCATCGGAAAGCGCTTGAGGAGCGGATCGCTCGCTTTACATGTCTTTGTCGGTTTTCTTGCTCGCTTTTCTGATGGCGAGCTTTCTTGGACAACCGAAACCGGTATGGTCTTCTGTCCATCCTCCATTGCACGAGGTCGTCTCCTCGGTGCAGCATTCTTCCCGTCGCTCAACTGAGACCCGTGGTTTCCCAGGGTACAACTTGAGCCTTCTGAGCGTGAGCTCTCTCTGACGGGCGATTTCGGTTGTTTCTTCTGTTCGGTCCTTTCCCCGCTGTTTTTCTTTCGGGGCGCTTGACGCGCCTCCTGAGCACTTCGCTTCTTCACTGCCGGCGGATCCGTCTGTGTGTGGATTGAACGCACACTCCGCTGAGAGCTCTCCGAGTGGGTTGTTGTGCTTGAGCACGAACAACTCACTTGCCCTTGAGAAACTCTCTTCCGTCTGCTTCTTCGCACCTTCTTCCTTGGCAAGTCCACTGACGGCCTCGCTGATGGAATCTGTGAGCTGCAGCCAACAGGAGAATTCGGCGGGGGTGAGACGTTCTTGGATTTCCAGCTTGAACTGGAGCCGACTCTGCTCGTAAATCTTTCGTTGTTCGAGAGCCACTCTGGAATCTGAATTCGTCCGTATCCAGGAGGCAAATCTTTTGAAGTTGTGCCGGGAGGTAGCAAGCCAGCTGCGATGTCCTGATGCATCTGAGCCAGACGAACTCGACGCGCCCGACGCTGCTTCGTATTCCAACCAGGATCGACTGATCTCTGGTCGGAAGACGAACTGCTCATCATGCGAGAAGATCGCCCCCACCATTGCCCTGCTGGCGGTTTCGCCGGATTGACTGGCGAATTCCTGGTACATTCTTCGGATTTGTTCGGGCGTTTGCTTCTTTTGGAAGTCGCCACGTTGTCTGAGGTATTGGAAGATGCTGGCAATGTTCTTGTTGCCGATTTGTGCCCACCGTGATTTGCGGTGGCACCTTTTGCCAAAGCACATGTACTCAAAATGGGCCGCTGTTGGGAAGGGCATGTTTCGAATAACGTACTTGTGGAAGGACAAGGCTTGGCCCGCGTAGCGGTGAATACTCTTGTAGAGCACTTCACCCGACGCTCCAGGGTCTCCTGTGATGGACCGCAATTTGAGTGTTGCTTGCTCTTCGGTGAGCTCATCGTTGTAGATTTGATACACCAACGTCAAGACTGGAACCAAGCTCAGTTTATTGATCTCACAATTTTCAGCACACGCTTTTAACCAATTCTTAACAGCAGACATACAGCTTAAAAGACTCGGAAGGAAAACGTATATTAAACCTTTAAAACCACG